GAGTGGGAGTAAAATGTCAAGAATTATTTTTTTAAGGTCAATAAAAAAGCGGACCGAAGCCCGCTTAGAAGTTTAAGATATTTTAATTATTGTCCGTAATAGATTAGATCTATTTCGTCAGTGCCTGTAATATTACTTCCTAGACCATGGAAGTTTACTTCGTAAGAAATAACGTCTTCAATACTGTTTACAGGAATTTCCATATGAGCTTTAGGCATATTTGCTTGTAAACGAACGCCCGAAGTTCCACCAATATTAAACTCAAGGTCGAACTGATTGGTCACAATATCAAGAGCGTCTGCAGACTTCATATCGTTAAAGAAGTCTGTAGAAGTTCCGGTGTTAGCGGCATCATCAAAGTTCATATAACAAGTAAACGACCCCGTAACAGTTCGAGAACCTGTTACGTTCTCAAGAGGAAGATTTACTTTACCAATCTCCTCTGGAGTCAAATACTCAATGTTGTTTGAAATTGTGATACTTCCTCCAGTAAGAGTAAAGTTATAATTAACAGCATCAAAAGTAGTTGTATCAAGAGCAGCTACACTTAATTGAGTCAAGCGATTACGAATGAAGTTACTTGTAGAAGATACACCTTCATCCTTGGCTACTTGAACACTATTGACATTGCTTGTCATATCGGCATTTGTAACAAACGAGAACCCTGTACCTGCTGTTGCACTTGCTTGAGAAATAGTTGAACCGATAGGGAACGGAATATCTCCCGCGGTAGTAGTAAACTCCGTGACAGCTCCTGCATTAACCGCAGTTACGGTTACAGTTGACCCATCCATCATATTAATTGTGTCACTTGCAGAGTGTCCTGATCCGCCATTAAAACTTGCAACAGTTAAATGAGTTGCAGTAGCATCAGTACATGGTGCAGTTCCACCAAGTGCAAGATCATTGTCTGCGCCTCCAAGAAGCTCTACCGCACCAGCAGCTAAGGAAGCAGTAGCACTAGACCCGGCTATACGATTGAATTCATCGGCTACAGGAGTAACATCTTTTGCAAGAAGTTTAATATTCTTTGCAAAACCGCTCCACTCAATAGTAGCAATACCATCTACTTCGAAGTTAAGACTTGCTTCATTTACTGCCGCATCTTCTAGCTTGTAAACTTGGGGCTGTTCTGCATTTGTTTCCATTACAAAATACAAATCAATAGAGTGCAACACAGCACGATTCGACTCGCTAAAACTAATATTCAAATCTGTGGAATCTGCAACAGTAACTGCTCTGTTTGTTGTTACATCTGCAGGAGTTGTGCCGAACTTGTTGCTTTCAAAAGCATAGCCAGAGGCTGCATTCTCGTAATAGTCCGCACCAGCCATGTTTGCCCATAAAAGCTCTTCTACTGCGTGAGTTTGACCTGCATCATAATCACTACCTGTCGCTGCGCCTTTAAAAGGACGAACATAAGTAGAGAAACTCCACTCTGCGGGAGCCAAAGAGTCATTAAACAACTTACGACCCCGACGGCTTACTCCTTCTGAGTTTTCCATTTCACTAAGAGTGATCTCTGAAGTATTATTTGCCTGCGAAAAACTAAATCCGTCTAAAATTGGGATTTCGAATACCGCAGAGGGTGCCAATGATTTTACGCCGTTAATGGAGTTTTTAATAGCTCCAAACAGCTTGGTATCCCGGCTAAAGTATAAATTATCTGCCATAGTTTATCTCCTATGCTTGAAAAGACTTGGACGTGAACGTTTGTTCGTGCCAGAATTTTCTAGTATCGAACCTCCAAGAGCATTTCGCCTACTCCCAAAGGCTCTAGTACACCTTCGTCAGTATCAATACTAAGGATGGTGATCTGTTGAGTATACTGATTGTTGCCTTGTTTATCAGTATACTGTAATCGTGAATTGTCTTCGATAACAGTTTCCACATCTTCGATTAATTTATCGAGAGCATCTACTGAATCTTCTTCTCGAACGTATATACGTACCGTAACATTTAGAAAGCGGTCTTTATAGCCACCTCCCTGATAATCTCGAGTTTCGGAACCTGCATTTAAGTGAATTGCAGGAAAGTCTTCGACTTCATCCCAAAACTTTAATCTTGGAGAGACGTTATTAAATACATTACTTAAAAAGTCTCCACTACCATTAATTTCTTTTAGCTTTTCTACAAGAGCATTTACAATAGACTGTCTTCGAGTTGTATATAATCTATTGCTCATTATACTCTCCTAGTATAAAATCTTCCAATTGCGAAGTCCATTGCAATTTCTCGTATTGAAGCATCAATTAATTTACGAGGATCTCTATCTGGACTACCTTGTTTGAACCCCTGCTCAAAAGTTTGGTAAGGATTTTTTTGATAAGTATAGCCTATACTTGGAAATCCTTTAACCGTTGTAGTTACATCCGTAACTCTTACTGAACTAGCAAATCTTCCTGTTCTATTATTAAGAGCAGGATCTCCCATATTTTTTAACACTGTTTGAGATAGTCTTTGATTTATGATTCCTATTAAACTTTGTAAATTTAAGGGAGGTTTTACAGGGTTATCTCTTGTTTTACGACCTACTTTTACAGGAGCTGGAGTAAAGGGTTTAGAAACTGTTCCTTTTCCTTTTCTCTTTTTACTTTTTCCTGTGCTATTTCCGTTATTAATTCTCTTTTTCTTAATATTTGTAGACCTATTTTTACCTTTACCAATATCTGCAAATTCATTTAAGATTCTTTTCTTTGCTACTGTTACAGGACTATCAGAAGCTTCATTTTCAGGCCAATTTTCTTCATTTAATATTTTGTTTAAGACTTGCTGTATTTTTGTTAAGTCTTCTCCTCTGTTTTCTCCTTTTCCTTGAAGAAAAACATTTAACTCTGATATTACGCCGGGACGAGGATCCCCAGTTTTTTGTATTACTAAGCCGTATTCAGTAGCTACATCTTTTATAAATTTTGAAGCTTCTGCGTTCATACCTCCAAAATCAAACAAAGCTTGATTTAAAGCAGTTTGTCTTTGCATAGATACTGAAGTATCCGTTGTATGTCCAATATCTAAAAAAGCTGAAACTACTAATTGACCTTTTTTATTTTTCTCTCTCAGTCGAGCAATTTGAGTGTCTTTTTGACGTCCCGCATTTAATTTTGCTATTTGATTGTCTAACTTTACTACTAAAGGCTTTTGTGCTTTTTGCTTTGCTCTTCTAAAATATTGAAATACATTACGATTTGTTCCCGGTTTTGCAGCCAGTTTAAACGTAAAACTGCTTGCACTTCCTGTTCTAAATCCTACAATATACTGCCTTCTATTTGAATTAAAAGTTTCAGGATTAAATGCATCATATAATGCTTTACACATAACAGGAACTTCTTCATTTATAATTCTTTCTATACTTTCAGGAAGACTTATTTTATTTCCTGATCTATGTAGAAGTTCTTTTCTTATTTGATTTCTAATATTCCCTTCATCAATTGTCACAACGTGAGCTTCAAAATCAGAAACTAATCTTCTATAGTCTTCCGAACTTTTCTTCAGTTTTTCTTCCAGAACTTGTGCTAAAGCAGTTAAACTTTGACGACTCACGGATTAAGTTTATACAAATCAAGAACACGCTTGATATGGTCTGGGAATGCTGGGCTATTGCGAGTGCTTGACTCAGGATTCTCTCGAGTAGCGCCAGAAAGAGTCTGTCGCAATTTATACTCGTCTCGAGCATAGTAAGTGATTAGATCAACAACTGCGAGTTTAAGATCGAGCGGAGTTTCGCTATATCCTGCAGTATATGTAACTTTTACAGAGTTTGGTCCTTCCGGCCAGTCTTTATATCTGTTTCCATCTGTGCGAATAAGGCTGTCAGTTTTATCATCTACAAAGTATTTTGTGGATTCTAAAGTTGCATAGCTACTTGTAAAGTTTTCTTTAATCTCAACTGACGATACTGAGACAATCGGACTCTCAGTAAGTTGAATTAAATGTGTTCCATAGTCAAGAGTAAAATACTCAACTTTTGCGTTTGTATAAAAATCAATTATACTGTTTGCACAATAAGTCTTTACTAATTGACTTACCGAAGGCACTAATACCTCAAGCTTGTCGTCATCTTTAGTAGATGCGATGCCTTGAAAAGTTTTATAATCATCTAAAGTAATTAAATCTGCCATAAGTCAATTAGTAAAAACTTGGGGAGGCGAACCTCCCCAGTTTATTTAGCTAGCTATTAAGTAATGTTGTTATACTTAACGTATACAGCCGCCGACTTGTTAGACGCTCCAGCAAAGAGCTCATCGAAACCGAGGTGCTGTGAAGCAACAAGGATACGACGCTGAGCAGCTACTTCGTAGTCTTGCTCAACAGTTACACCGCGAAGACGTGGCATTACAAAGTTGCTTGGATTGATACAGAATGCACCACCGAAGCCGTCTTCCACATCTGCAGTAAAGTTGTCAGAAACAACTACTGGAGAGCCGAAGACCATACCAACTTGGCCAGCGAGGCGCAAAGCCATATCAGAACCTACTTCATCTACGGTCGCAAACTCACCGTCATTTAGAAGGTCGAAGTAGTGTGCTTGGCTTACAACGTAAACAAGCTCGCTTGGGTTAAGACCATAAACGCCCATTGCAACACGTGCCTTGTTCAACATTGCAGCACGGAAAGTTGGGAAGTCAGCACCAGTTGCCGCACCCCAAGAGACGCCTGAGTCTGTAGCAAGACCGCTTACACCGTCGCTACCGCCTAGGCCGTCGATCTTGCTACCATTGCCTTGAAGAATTGCTTTGTCTACTGCGCGAGCATGAGCACGTGCAATTGACTGAGTAAGCATAGGCATGATGTTGATAAGAACCTTCTCGTCGATGTAGTTATCGAGGAAAGAAGTTGAGATCAAACGATCAACTTCAAGAGTCTTCTGATTTACAGCGTAAGTGTTGCTAGTGTAAGCATCGTTAGCAGTTCGGTTAGTTACACCGTCGCCAGTACCGTTATCAAGGCCGTCCATACCAGTTCGAGCATCATTAGACCACTTAGCAAAGCTAGTGTCTGACTGCAGAGGAATTACTGTAGACTGTGACTCAACAGGCATCTCACGGAAGAGATTAGCAAGACGAAGTTCAAGTTGAATTTCTTCTTCGATACCTTGCGATACTACACCATCAATGCCAAGAGCTGTAGTTGCAGTGTAAGAAACACCTGCTTTCTCAAGGACTGACTGGCCGTATTCAGTGTTCCAGCCCTTACCAGTGATAACACCAGCGAGGTGGCCGTGAACCAACTCTTTCTTGTTAGCTTGCAGACGCTCAGACTCTGAACGACCGTCAGCGAATACACGCTTAGACTCACGCATCTTGGTTAGCTCTTCTTCCTTCTCAGCAAGTTGAGCACCAAACTGCTTCATTACTTCTTCGATCTTTGCATCTTTCTCAGCGAGCTTAGCTTCGACGTCTGCCATCAAGCGCTCAGCGCCTGACTCGATACCAGTTTTAATTACAGTTTCTACTTCAGCCTGCTTAGCGGCTTCAGCTTCTGCTGCTTCTGCAACTGCCTTAGCTTCTGCTTCAGCGGCTGCTTTTTCTTCGGCCTGCTTCATTGCGATCTTTGCAGCAGTCTCATCTGCTACGCGCTTCGCGAATGCTTCGAGGTCGATTTCGGGAGTTTGTACTTCCGACATATTGATCTCCTTTTGAACCGTTTCTTCGGTTTCATCCGGTGTGTCACTAGCTACTAATGAATCTTCATCCTTAGCCAGAGACTGACCGGCTAGATCTACACTATTTTTGAAAGTTTTCTTGAATTCTTCGTACTCATCCATTGAGTCAAAAGACTTCGCCAGAGAAAAAGTAGCTGCTTGATTACAGGGAACAGATACAACTGATACCTCAAACAACTCAGCATCCTTAATCTTTAATCCGTCGGTTTCCGTTAGGTAATCAGCATCCTTGACTCGGAAGCCGACAGAAAAAGCTCCAAGAATGCCTTCTTTAACAAGCTGTGCCACATGATCGGGCGCAGATTTAGAAATTTTAGCCTTTAGTTCGAGACCGTTATCAGTGACTTTAAGTCCTGTTGCACGTCCGATAGGCTTGTTATAGTCATGGTTGAAAAGAATGATAGGGTTCTTTTCAAAGTTATTTAAACCACCTTTAGTCCAGGCAGCTGCTTCAATAGTATCTCCAGCGCGGTCAAAATCAGCAGTGCTGGCCATACCACAGATGTGGACTCCTCCGTCGTCTTCATCGAGAGCTTTAAAAGTGGAGGTAAGATTAAAAATCTTTTCCATTACGACTCCTTCTTAGGGGCTGCTTTTGGCTTAGGTGCCGGAGCAGGCTTTGCCGGAGCTGCTTTTGGCTTAGGTGCCGGTGCCGGCTTAGGTGCAGGAGCGGGAGCAGGTTTATGGGCCGCCGCCGCGTGCTTATAAACGTGGGGGTGGTGAGCTAGCATCATGTTAACTAACTTTGCCCAGCGATTATCAAAATCTTGACGTAATTCTCGTTGAAGAATAGGGTTATGATCTACAATTTTTAGATATTCCTGATGAGTAATATCAGGTTTAATATTATATTGAATTACTTGAGAGGCAAGTCTGTTTACCATCTCCATTTTAACTCTACGTCTAATCATTATTTTCTTCCTCTACGGGTCTACCGCCTTCGGCTGGGTTGGCTGCGCTACCTGCAATATTTGCTGGAACTCGTATATCTTCACAACCCGCCATCTCATCAAAGTTCATTGCTACTCGAGCCTCGTTTGCTGTTAATATTCCAGAGTTTACGAGGGTAGAATAGTAAGCTGCTTGATCTCGTAATTCAGGTTGAAGTGCTGGAATATCGGTAACATCTTCAATAATTGTAAACCCAAAATATCTTTCGTATGCCTTTGAAATTTTTTCAATAATCGGCATAATTGTTTCTAAGTAATAAAGTCGCATATTAGGGCGAATATTTGCGTTATTCCCTGAGTCAAGTAAAATCGGAGGAACTCCTAACGCCTTTAATATAATTTTTTCGTTTTCTGCGATTGCTGTTTGAAAATCTAACTCTTTAAAGTTTACATCAGAAACAGAATCTATCTCTAATCCGCCGTCTAATACTAGAGGTCTACGACCTCCGCTTTCTGGGTTATACCGAGCACTCCAAGCTTGAATCATTCTCTCTTTGATTTTTTCTGAGAGAGTATTTGGCGATTTAAGAACAAGACCCGGAACTGCACCGTTTTTAAAGAAGTTATCTTGAAAATCTCGCATTCGCTTCATCAGAACCATTGTTCGAAGAGCGGGCTTGAGTCTAGAAACTCCTCTATAGATAGAGTAAAATGAGTTTTCTTTTATATGTATAATCTCTGACGGCTTAAATACTGTTCCTCCGTCAAAAGTGTAACTCTCAATGTAAGTAGTTCCACTCGCAGTTATAGTCATTTTATTTGCCGGCAAGTGATATAAATGCACACCATCAAAATAAATAAAGATATTTCCGTCGATAATGTAGTCTGTAATTAGATTTCTACGAAACGAGGAAATGTCTTGAAAAGGGTTTGGCTCTGTATTCAGTAAAAGGTCAATTCTGCTGCCTTTTATACCTTTAACAACAGGCATCCCTTTCGTTTGGCCCATTACTTTAAAGTTTACTTCTGAGCAGTCATCGACAATTATATTTACACCACGATTTACAATTTCTAAGTCTTCGTAAGCTCTTTCGTAGCTAATAGTTTGCTCACGAGAAGGCTCCGTAGTGTTTCTATAGTAGGGCTGTATGGGGTTGAGTTTTTCTTCCTCAGCCTCCATATCTTTTCTACCAATTAGTCTGTCATACCATGCCATGTTTGTCTCTTTGAATTTCTACCCAGCGCATCTGCTTTTTTGCAGTACCAAGTCCTGGATTTCTGCCATATAGACGATGTAACTCCATATGGTGTGAATGACAAAGAGTTACTGTTTCATCGTATAACTCTGTCCAATTATCTTCAATAAACTCGTCTCTCCAAATTACAATATATTCATCAGTATAGTGTTCGGGTCTTTCTCTCTGCTTTTTCTTTAGCCATTCTCTAAGGAGAGGCGCTAAAGTGTAAAAGTGGTGAAAATCAAGTTCGGTTGAGGCACCGCAAATGTGACACTGGGTTCCTTTTTCATACTTTGATTTTGCCCGATCTCTTATATATTTTACTGGATCTCTTTTGAGCTTTTTCATTTTGAATTATAGCCTTTGTTAGATAAATTGTCAAACACTATTTTTCTACGGTGTCTTTAGAACCCGGTCTGAGTTGTTTCGAACGAATATAGTGCGTATCTTAAAGCATCTGCCATGTGCGATGCTCGATTATGTTTCGGTTTTTCTCTTGCAAGATTAGGATTTGGATCCCACTGATATTGATCTAAACAGCTTAGAGTTTCTCCACATCTTTGATCTACAAGTAAATTATCATTGTCTACGATTCCTGCAACGTGTGCGATTCCATCAAGCACAGACTTCTTTGCGTTAATAGTAGAAATATCGTAGTTTTGTGCAAAGTCAAACCTAGTCTGCTGCGCTGCTGAATCAATATAGATATAATCTATTTCCCACTTATCTATGAGTTCTTGTATTTTTACTGCATGTTGCTCTGTTGTTCTTTCTGCATCTAGATACTCATCTAGAACAAAATACTTTTGTTCGTCCCAGTCGTATGCAATTACACAGAAAGCCGTAGGGTCACGATAGCCAACGTCGAGACCAGCAAAAACATCCATGCGGCGAGTATCAAGAACTTCATTATTAGCGACACACTCTTCGTGATTGAAGTTCCATATTTGGCCTTCGTAAGTGTTAAAGTCTGCTTCATATTCTTGACGAAACTCAGCGTCCGACATAGATTTACGAGCTTCAGTAATGTCCATCTCAGACATGCGGGGGTTATCTTTATAAGTTGCACGAATTGAGCACCACTCAGGAAACTCATCATTAAAACCTCTATCGAAGAATTCAGCAAACCAGTTGTTCCTGCCTCGTGGAGTCGAGATAAAAATAGCTTTGGAGTTATCTTTATCAAGAGTGGGACGTAGTGCTACATTGAAGGCGTCTTTACCGTCTGCTAACGCTGCCTCGTCAAATATGATTAGATCATAACTACGGCCCACACAGGAATCAACCTGGTTGACTGAACCCATTCGAACTGTTGAGCCATTGCTCAATTCAATTACTTTATCTTTTGCGTTGTCTTTTGTTACTTCCAAGTCAAAGTGCTTAATCAAATTTCTTTGCAAATCAAAAGAAATCTGAGACAAGGAGTAGTTGGGTGACATTATAAGAATGTTAGAACCGGGCACTAACGAAACGAGTTGCCCTATGATGTTGGCGATGTATGTTTTGCCTTGACGCCGAGAGACGGCTGCACAGACAAAGCGATACTTCGGATTATTGATCGCATTTATTATTGCTTTTTGCGAAGGAAGAGCTGCAATTCCCAGTAAATCTAAATATTCATTTACTGGAAGTTTCAGAAACCTTGCCTCAGATTGTAACTCAAAAATCTCGTCGGACACTATATCCTGCCGACTAATTTGTACTGCCATGTTTTAGTCCTGCTGTTGATTTTCTAGAATTTCTTCGTTTCTTTCTATCCAATCTTCTGCGTCAGTATTTTCATCGTCTTGTGTGGCTTGACGATAATAAATAATAATTTCTTTCTGCTGTCGTATATATCTACGAAGTTCTTGTAAATTATACGCCATGTTTTCATAGTCTTGTGGAGTTAAACCAAACAAAACATATGTGCCATCTTGCATTTTTTCAAGACGTTTTACTTGCTCTTCAAAGTTTCTCTCTGTAATTACAAAAAACTCTACGTCTTGTAAATCAATCGCTTTTGGCAACGGAGGCTGGTATATCTCAAGAGTTTTAAACTCCGTTACAGTTTTAATTATAGGCTCTGGCGCCGGTAAAGGCTCGGGCCTTAAGGTAGAACAACCTCCCAGGGTTGCTAGTATTAGTATACTACTGAGAATCCGCATTCTCTACCTCCCTGCTCGCTTCTTCTATTGCACGAAACACTTCTTGCGTTCCGTTGTTTATTCTGGGCTCAATCAATCCTGGCTTTGCACGTGCAAGTCTAGTAAGATCATGGCGCTTAAAGATTGATAAGTAGTCATCCATCTCAGCTTGAAGAGCGTTTGTTTTTTCTGTCAAAGAGCCTACCATTTCTAGCTGCTTTGTTAAGTTTTGCTCTACTCGCTCTCTTGCTGCTGCTTCAGTTTCATAAGCTGTTTCTAGCCTTACTACATTATTACGTAGTGTAACTATATTTGCCTCTAATTGTGCAATCTTTGCGTCTTTTTGTGCCACAGTAGTTGTATGATATGCATACGCTCCTCCAGCAAGTAAAAGAAGCAACGGCAACATTTTTAACATACCAAACATATTATTTTACTTTCCTTATTTGAAAATTAAATGGTTCTTGTGTTTTCATCTCAAAAGGTTCTCCGCTTACAAGCCTTCCCCGTAGGTGCTTTGATTCACACTTCTCTAGCCATTTAAATTTATAAGTTGATTTTTTAATTGGGTCATACCAAATAGTAACGTGCCATTCATTAAAGAAAAGACTAACAATCCAACGAAAAGGCCAAGAGACAATTCTCAATAAAGTTTTCCCAACGCTTTTCAATAACTTGACGCTCTTTGTACGTAGCATACAACGCTTCCTTCTGGCTATCCGGAACTGTATGATATTCATAC